AGTACTAATAACATTGGTAAGAATGCTAAAGGTGCAGGATCTTTTAGAGATAATAGTAATAATATTTATAACTTTGTAGCAACTAAAACAGATATATATCAATTAGCATCTGGAACATTTACATCTCGTAAAGGAAGTTTAACAGGTGGTGAAGCAGATTTTTTTACATTTACACAATTTGGTAATTATGTAATTGCAAGTAATGGAGTAGATCAACCTCAATATTATTTAATGGGAACATCTACTAACTTTGCAAATCTTAATGCAATACAAACAGCAGGTACTACACCTTTGTTTAGAGTTTCAGGAGTTGTTCGAGATTTCTTAGTTGTAGGAAACATAACTAATGCAACAAATAGAGTTCAATGGGCAGGTATTAATGACATATCAGCTTGGTCAGGTAAACAATCTGATTACCAAGACTTACCAGGATCAGGTGGAAAAATAGTACATATTACATCTGGAGAAATAGGATATGTATTTAGACAAAACCAAATAATTCGTATGGACTATGTTGGTGGAGCTACAGTATTTAGATTATCAGTAATCTCACCTAATAGAGGTGCAATGTATGGACAAACTGTATGTCAAGATAATAGACAAGTGTTCTTTTATTCTGATGATGGTTTTTACCAAATTAATGGCGATCAAGTTATGCCTATTGGAGTTGAAAAGGTAAATAGATTTTTTGATTTAGATTTAAACAAGGCATATACAGATAGAATTAAAGCAGCTACTGATCCATTTAATCAGTTAGCTATGTGGGCATATCCAAGTAAAGATAGTGCTGCATCTGGTGGACTTTGTGATAAAATTATAATCTATAATTATGCTACTAAGAAATGGTCATTAGCAGAAGCTCAAACTAGCGTATTGTTTCCACAATTTGTAGGAGCTTTTACAGTAGAATTAATGGATATTATTTCAGAAAATTTGGAAAACATTAATGCTGCATTAGATACAGACTATTGGAATGGTGGACAAATGTTCTTAGGAGCTATTAATGAAGATTATAAAGCTGCAATTTTTAGTGGGAATTCTAATCAATGTGAAGTAGAAACAAGTGAAATGGAACCATTTCCTGGACAAAGAGCAAACATAACAGGGGTTAGACCTATTGTTGATGCTGTATCTACAATCACAGTTAAGAGTAGAGAAAGAATAGCAGATGATGAAACTGAATCTAGCTCAGTAACACAAAATGCTAGTGGTATGAATCCAGTACGAAAGTCTGGAAGATATATTAGAGCTAATGTTAAAGTAGCAGCTGGTACAACATTTACTCATGCACAAGGAGTAGATATGGTTGCAGTAAGAGCAGGAGTAAGATGATTGGTAAATTTTTATTAGGTGGAATTAGTTATACAGCTAAAGGCTTAAAACATATGAAAAAGCATAAAAAAAAAATGTATAAATTAAGACAAGCCAAAAAAGAATCTAGTAAGTTTTATAGTTTAGGTAAAAGTAAAACAGGTTATGGTTCTTTTGTAGATAAAACTAAATGGATATAATATGAGTGATGAAATTAATATAGATAACGTAAGATATTCTATGGAATCACAAGAATATTTTCAAAGACAATTAGAACAAAGTGTAAACGAATTAATTAACAAAAATAATACAGAGAATGATAAAGCATTCAGTTGGTTTATAGGAGATTAAATGGCAGGGATAAAAGATTATAGTAGTACAGCTGGTAATAATACTTCGGTAGGAGGTGTTTCTATTGCTGAAGGTATGTTGCCTTCAAATATTAACAATGCCTTTAGAGCTGTAACTGCTGATATTAGAGAATGGTACAATGACTCGCAATGGGTCATATATGGAGATGGTGATGGATCTTTCACAGCAGCTTATGCTAGTGGAACATCTTTTACAATTAATGGTTCAAATGTAACAGGAGTCTATCACGCAGATAGAAGAATTAAAGCAGTTGGTAGTTCAACAGGAACTATATATGGAACTATTGCTAGTTCATCTTTTTCTTCAAACACAACTGTAAATGTAACCTGGGATTCAGGTTCTTTATCAAGTGAAACATTAACAATTTATGTTGGTGCATTATCCAAATCAAATACTTCACTTCCTGCAAAAGTAGTTGATTCTGGTAATCTTGCTGACAATGCAGTTACTACAGCTAAAATTACTAATGCAAATGTAACAGCTGATAAACTTGCAGGAACATTAGATATATCTGCTAAAACAGTTACATTACCTGATGGTTCTGTATCTGCTACAAAGATAGCTGCTGATGCAGTTATTACTTCAAAAATTTTAAATGCTAATGTAACTACAGATAAAATAGCTGATGCTAATGTTACAACAGCAAAAATTGCAGATGATGCAGTTACTGCTGCTAAAATAGCAGACGCAGTATTAGTTACAAATTCAGAACATTCTTCAGCAACAGCTGATGATGTTACATTATTTACTACATCAGCATCTGATGCTAGATACTTTAGACAAGATTCAACAGAAACAATAGCTTCAGGAGATAGTTGGTCAGCTGGAGATACAAAGATTGCAACAACAGGAGCAATTGATAATAGAATTATAGATTTAGTAGATGATGTTGGAGGCTTTGTTCCAATAGCAAATGAATTAGCATTTCCTAATGCAAATCCAGATGTTAATAATGGAGCTGGTACTCTTGTTAGTATTAAAGCATTATCAACAAACTACACATCAAGTGGTAGTGGAGTTATTTCAATATCTAATGGTACAGTAGGAAACTCTACAGTTACTATTAATGGAGCTGACAACAGCACGACTTATGCTTCAGGATTTGGAATGATTGTAGAAACTACTACAACATTAAACACATACAATTTTCATAGATTAGTTCCAAAAGCTACAGAAGTTACAACAGTTAGTTCAAACATAGCTAACATTAATACAGTAGCTGGAAACAATTCTAATATTAACACAGTAGCTGGAGCTAACGCTAACATTACGACTGCAGCTACAAACATTACAGATATTAATACATTTGCTAATAGATACAGAATAGCATCATCAGCACCAGGAAGTAGTCTTGATATTGGTGATTTATATTTTGACACTACTGCTAATGAATTAAAAGTTTACAAATCATCTGGTTGGGCAGCAGCTGGATCTTCAGTAAATGGTACATCTCAAAGATACAAATACATTGCTACTTCTAGCCAAACTACTTTTACTGGATCAGATAACAATGGAAATACATTAACATATGACTCAGGTTATATTGATGTTTTTATGAATGGTGTTCATTTAGATCCTGCTGATTACACAGCAACTAATGGTAGTTCAGTAGTTCTTGGAAGTGGAGCTGCATCAGGAGATATCATTTATGTAGTTGCATTTGGTACATTTAACGTAGCAGCAATTAATGCAGATAACCTGTCATCAGGTACTGTAAACAATGCTAGATTACCAGCAACAATTTCAGACAAAACTATACAAGCAACAGCTTTAACAGCTAAAGGAGATGGATCTTCTAATGCTGGAAAAATTCAATTAAATGATAATGATAATTCAAATTCAGTATCATTACAAGCTCCAGCAACAGTTGGAAGTAATATAACATTTAAATTACCTAATGCAGATGGAAGTACAGGACAAGTACTTAAAACTGATGGATCAGGAAATTTAGGATGGGTTAGTCAACCAAGTGGTGAAACTAAACCAACTGTTAGTTCAATCAGTCCAACAACAATAACTAATTCGCAAACTGCTGTAACAATAACAGGACAAAACTTTGTTAGTGTTCCTCAAGTAGAAGCATTTAATCCTTCTACTGGAATATATTATGTTGCAGATAGTATTTCGTTTACAAGTGCAACAACTATTGTAGCAACTTTTACCTTAGCTGTTGACGCAACATACAAATTAAGGGTAGAAAACCCTGATGGATTAAGTGTATTATCTGGTAACTTATTGACTGTATCTGACGTACCGACATGGTCAACTGGAGCTGGATCATTAGGATCTGTAGCAGCTTTAGGAAGTATGAACTTTACAGTAGCAGCTTCATCAGATTCAACAATTACTTATTCTAAAATATCAGGAAGTTTTCCTGGTGGTGGAAGTTTAAATGCTAGTACTGGTGTAATATCTGGTACTGAATCAGGATCTACAACAGAAACAGTATATAATTTTACCATTCGAGCAACTGATAATGAATCACAGACTGCTGACAGAGCATTCTCTATTACAGTTACTCATGGTGCAACAGGTGGAGGACAATTTAACTAATGGCTACTACAAGATTAACAAAAACTTTTTCATCTTCAGGTAACAGAAATAAATGGACAATTTCTCTATGGGTAAAAAGAGGTAAATTAGGTTCAACACAAACTCTTTTTGCTTGTCATCAAAATAGTAATTATAAAACTAGATTAGAAATTGCAGCAGATGATGAATTATATTTTAATGATGAATACAATGGTAACACAAATGGAAGAATAGTATCTAATGCAAAATTACGAGATACTAATGCTTGGTATCATATAGTTGGTATTTGGGATAAAGATAATTCAACAAGTGATGATAAAATAAGATTTTATATAAATGGTTCAAGAATAACATCATTTAGTGATACAGGTAATGCACCATCAAATGCTTCTACTTTAAATGTAGATGGTCAAGTACACGAATTTGGTTCTGAAAATAGTGGAAATTTATTTGATGGAGCTATGAGTCACATACACTTTTGTGATGGCTATGCTTACGAACCAACAGAATTTGGTGAAACAGATGCAACAACTGGAGAATGGAAAATAAAGACTTCTCCAAGTGTATCTTATGGAACAAATGGTTTCTTTATTTTAAAAAATGGTAATGGAGTTACAGACCAATCACCTAATAGTAATGATTGGACAGTTGCTGCAGGTACACTTACAAAAACAGAAGATTGTCCAAGTAATGTTTTTTGTACAATGAACCCATTAGATAATCAAAATCAAGCTTCAACATTTACAATGGGTAATAATAAAATTGAATGGAATACAAATAATAAAACAAATTTTGCAACTATGGCAGTTAATAAAGGCAAATTTTATTGGGAAATGAAGTATGCTAATAATGCAGGTGGAACTGATGCTATGACAGGTGTGTGTAGAGAAGTAAGTAGAGATGGGTCAGATTGGGTTGGACACGATAGTCATGGTTGGTCTTATTATGCTTCAAATGGAAATAAATACACAGGTGGTTCAGGTTCTTCTTATGGAAATAGTTGGACAACGAATAATATTATTGGTGTAGCTTTTGATGCAGACACAAGAACACTTTGGTTTTCTAAAGATGGAGTATGGCAAAATTCAGCTACTATATCTGAAATAGCAGCAGGAACAACTACTAATTCAGCATTTACAAATTTTGGTACAGCAGGAGAGTTCTTTTTTCCAGCTACATCAGGATATGATGGAAATAAAATAGAATTTAATTTTGGTAATGGATATTTTTCAACAACTGCTATTACAAGTGCAGGAAGTAATGCAAGTAATATTGGTTTGTTTGAATATGATGTTCCAAATAATTTTACAGCACTATCAACAAAGGGGTTAAACGAATAATATGGCTTATAATTCAACAACAGCAAATAAATCTACAGATCTTTTTTACACTAAACTTTATAGTGGTTCAGGATCTAATATAACAGTTTCAGATATACCTTTTAATCCTGATTTTGTTTGGTTTAAAAAAAGAGATGGTTCTTCTGCATCAGAAATATATGATCAAGTAAGAGGTGCAACTAAATATTTAATTTCAAATAGTGATGATGACGAAGATACTAATGCTAATGGTTTAACAGCTTTTAGTTCTGGTGGTTGGACAATAGGTGGAAATGGTCTTGCACATAGTGGAAGTATGGTAGCTTGGAACTGGAAAGCAGGCACAACATCTGGTATAAATCAAGATAGTGCATCAATTACTCCATCAGGATATTCTTTTAATCAAAATGCAGGAATATCAATTATTAAATATACTGGCACTGGTTCTGCAGCTACAGTTCCTCATGGTTTGGGAGTTATTCCTAATCTTATTATAATTAAAAAATTAAGTGGAGCTGATAACTGGACTTGGAAATCAGATGGTGGAGTTAGTGGCTATACTGGTT